TTACTAAAGGTTCCTTATGATACAAGCCCAGCTAATACATTAAGAGTATTATCCATATCTTCATCTATTTCGATATCATCAGCTTGTTCGATTGTTAGCGTATTATAATCGATTCTCATAGCTTGTGTAATACCACGCGGACCATACCGGTTTTTCATCATACCTAAGCGTATGACTCCAATTCCTCTATCTTCTTCATTTTGAAAGATAGATATAATAGCATCAGCAGTGGCCGCCAACCCGATAGATTCAGAAATTGTTGCTAGATCAGGGTTATCTGTATCAAACCCAGCTCGGTTTAACTGTGTGGCTGAAATAATAGGACAGTTAAACAAATAGCTCATTGCACGTACCTGTTCAGTTACATGTTTAATGCGCTCATAAGAGTTATTACCTACAGGTGAGTGCATCAAGTTTAGGTAATCTAATACAATAGCATCTAGCTTAATGCCTTGTTCTTGAAACTTCTTAACAAACGCTTTTAATTGATTAGCCGTAATAGTGGCAGGTGGAAACTCTTTAATAAAAATTTTACCACCTTGATCATTCATAGCCTGTTTAATACTAGGTGCATTTTCAGCTAACTGCTTCATTGGAATTTTTGTAACGTTACTACAAATTCGTCTAGCATATAACAGCTCAGACATTTCTAAAGTAACTAACAAAACGTTTTTACCATCTTCAGCCATATTACTGGCAATATTACCCAAAAATATTGACTTACCAATATTTGTCTCACCAGCAAACACATATAAAGCTTTTCCAGCTTCTAAAAAACCGCCTCCGAGACAATTGTCTAACCACTCCCATTTACTTGGAACATATCTTTCAACACAGTTAAGATCATCAATAAGCTTATCAACATCACCATACAGTTCTAGTCCTAAATCAGTTACTAAATTAATGTTGCATGATTTTTCAAATTTATCTAAAACGACTGATGTATCAACTTTACCTTTTGATACATCTTCTGCTACATTAAGCATTGTATGATATACGGCCTTCTCTTTAAGAAACTGTTCCGTATTATCATATAGTTCTTCTTTATCTAGAGTCTTATCAATATCACTAAACGTCTTAACGAGCTCTTTAAAAGAGTTCTTTTGTTCATCTGATACTAAGTAAGACTTAATCTCTGTCGTTGTTGGAAGCTTATTTCTTTTTTCTGTAAAGTCTTTAATAATATTAAAGATACTAGCGATCGCTTTATCTTTAAAATATTCAGGCTTTACAAAATCAGCAATAGAAGCCAAATACCCACTATCTGTAAGGGACTTATATATAAGAACATTTTCAAAATAGTCTAAGTCTAACTTACTCACGCCTTATGGTATTATATGTTATTCGGTTTTCCACTTATCTAAAAACCAATCTTCGCCCTTCTGAAATTCTTCAGTAAAAGAAGTAAGACCGGGGGATTTATGAGTTACAATAAAGTCGCCGACTCCAACTTTAAAGCCGGCTTTATGACACTGCATAGAGTAATCAAGATCATAAAAATGCCATTTAGAAGGACAGGTTTCATCAAATCTAATTTTTTTAAATACTTTTCTTTTAATTACGAGAAAAACTCCGTCTACTAAAATAGCTCTATTTGGATAAAATCCAAACCCTCCCATATTTTTTTGATTTTCAGTACCGTGGGCAACTGCGCCTACTAAATTACCGGAGTCGAAGCCACCGCCCATTAAATGCCAGAGAACTGGCTTTTCGAGCTTGACCTGATTGCAGCCAGCTACACCAATTAGATCAAAATTTTTAAAATTTCTTTCAATTCTTCTTTCAGAAAAAGCTTCGAGTATTACATCGTCATGAACTAATACTAAGTTTTTAACTCCTTCCCTAATTGAAAAATCAATCGCCTTGTTGTAGGTTTTTTGTATAGACTCTTTATTATACTCTTTTATAAAGATGTCGATATTTTCATCTTTACACGTATTGTAAAGCATTGAGTCTTCTTTTTTACCTGCTGTAGCAGAAAATATAAATGTTTTACTCATACAAATGTAAACGGTGACTTGGATTCAAAAGTGCCTACTTTATTCCATCGTTTTGTTTTTTTATTTAACTTCATTATAATTCCTTCAGGTAATATTTTATAACCGGATCCCATCATTGTAGAGTAGTTGCCCTTATTATTATAGTGAAGAAGTGACCCTACTCTCGCTATATAGATATCGTTAGTATTAGAATGCACCATACTTAAAGCATACGACCCCTCTAACATTGATAATACTTGCTTTATGGTATTAACTGGGTTTTTATTTACCTGAGTAAATTTTTCTAATAGTTCAACTATTACCGCTGTATCAACGGGATTTTCTAAAAATCTTGTATGTTTTCTTCTTAGTTTTTTCTCATTTGTTAAAACACCATTATGACTAACCAGCCATGTCAGAGATTCGAATGGGTGAGATGTGTTGTAGTTCCAGGTTCTTTTAGCGGAAGTAGGTGCCTGTACATGCCCAAGAAGATATTCTATATTTTCCCTACCAGCATAATTAAACTTATCAAAATTTATATCACCTTCATGTTTAGAGATATATTGATCATCATCTGATATGCATACAACGCTGCTAGCAAAATTACCACGCTCCTTATTAGCTTGGTATAAAATCTCTAACATTGTTTTGTCGAACGATCCAAAAATAGCGCACATAACATATGTTAATATATTTTACGAGGTAATCAATCTTCCCATGGAAATTTAAACCCTGGTTCCCACATAAAAGAGTTGTCGACGTACCTACTCATAAGCCCATCAGGCCCTTCTGCCCTTGTCTTTTCATCTATACGACGATTTCTGAGTATCCACGGGGATGGGGGACCTATACTTTCCCGGTGTTCTTTAGGTACTCTCCAAAACAGATCAATGTGACCGTATCTCGTATCTCTAGCCAGTGCACAATCTGGGTAATCGACACCATCGATGGTATACCATTTTTTCTTTTTCTTTTTGGTTTTTTGAATTCCCAAATTTTTAAGTGTCTTTTTCCCTAGTCCCTTTACTTTAAATAAATCGTCATTATGACGAAAAGGTCTAAATCCAACAATACGTCTAGCTGTGGTTCTTCCTACTCCTGGTAGTTTACACAGCTCTTTTTCAGTCATTTTGTTAAAATCCTTATAATTCAGCTTCATAGATATAAATATATTAAATGAGTTCCTTTAACTACACCGACAATTTTAGTGGCTTTAATGATTTATTCAACAGGTCAGAGTTTCTCGAGGAAGCTAAAAAATCTCCTTATGAAAAATATCACCCTTCTTTCGGTCCTGTTACAAGAGAGCTAAGATCTGCGGGGTTTAGTTCTGCACCATTAGATACAATTAACTTTATTAGAACGGTATTATATGATCTCGAGGTAATTAGTGATGAAGAATTGAATGCTGCGAAAAGGGGTACAGGGTTTTCTGCTAAAAAGAATAACTTATTAGCTTTATTAGATTCTAAGGAAAGAGAAATTGAAAAAAGTAAAGATGAGATTGCTGATGCAATAAAAGACGGTCTCGCGACGTATATTAATAGAGCTACTACTAATAGAGGAAGAGAAGAAAAATACGCGGCGCAAAAAGCTGCTATAGAGCTCGCAAAGGATATTAAAGCAGGTGCAGATGTAGGGGACGCGGTTGAAGATACAGTTGGTCAGTTGGATGACGCAGAACAAGAATTAGCGCAAAGCTTAGAAGATTCAAAAGCAGATCCAACTACCTTTATTGAGATTAAAATTAGAGATGCTGAGCGTGTTGAAGATGTCGGTAATATCGTTTCTAAGTATGCTAATGAGGATGGTTTAGATATTAGTAATGATACTGTACAGTTTTCAGTTGACCCTGGAACGCCGCTTGCTAAAGCAGTTATAGCACACGGTATTGATAAGATTGAAGCAGCGCTAAAGAGAGACGTTGATAAAATTAGTGATAGTGTAGTTGTTGTTATGGCTCCAGACGAAGATGAGCAAGTGGGTTATGGAATAGACGAACCGGAGGGTATGCCTGATGAGTATTCAATGGGTGAAGAGGGAGGTGGTCTTACTACACCAGAAGATAATGAAGATTGGATTCAGGGTGCAGTTAAGGGTATGAAGAAGAAGGGGACAGAAGGCGCTTTAACTAGAGCCGCAAAAGCAGCTGGTGAGTCAATGAGTCAGTATTGTGCATCGCCTCCATCAAAGTTAGCTAAAAAAAGATGTCAGTTTAGAGCAAATGTCAGTGATGAAGAGGATGATGAATTTGGTGGCTTAGAGCTTGATCATTTCTTAACTAAAGAGCAGCCGGAGGATTATATCCCTTCAACCGATTACGAAGATGTTTTAGATGCTCTTGTCGATGATGATAAAAGAGAGCATGCAAAAAAGAAATTAAATGGAGAGAATGAAGAGACACTAGAAGAGGACTTTAGTTACAGTCCAATGCTCGACTCACATCAAACCGATACTTCCCGTTATATTAACGAGCAAGTAGCTTCTGACAAACGTAATAAACTGACTGAAGTTAAAAGTCAGTCATTTAAGGAAAAATACAAGCCTAAGACACACTGGCAGCTAGAAGAGCTTAGACGCTACGGTCTCTAAGCACACTCCTTGCAGTTATTTTCTTTGTATAGGTCATCCAACTTTTCCTGTTGGACATATTGAATAGGGTCTTCATACCCAGCATCAATAAACCCCGTTATTCGCATACTACTTGACGGAGTTGTGGCATCAGCTAGCCCATCTTCTCTATTCGAATAGCATGTCCATGTATCACCATATGTAACTCCTAGTCTAATTCCTTCTTTAACAATTGCAGCCTTCGACATGTCAAGAAGCGGTGCTTCAATGTTAATTCTGTTCTCTCTATTAAGATCTGTTACTTCATTAACTACATTAACAAACTCTTCACTACCGTCCCAATACCCAGCTAGTGAATCAACCTGTGCAGCACCATACCATACTGTATCTGCACCTACACTTTCAGCATATGACGAGCAAATAGATAGAAACATTAAATTCCGAAACGGTACGTATGAGACAGGCTGTGCATCACCTGCCATCTCGCTAATATTAGGATTATCAATATCTTTATTAGTTAAAGATGAGGTAGGCGCAATGTCTTTAATATACTTTACATCTAAGACCTTATTAGTAATCTTTAAATTAAACCACCCGCTAAACATGTTATTAAAATTATTAATTTGTTTTTTAACACAAGCGAGTTCTTGTTTATGCCTTTGACCATAGTCAAAGGTTATGGTATGTATATGATCATAGCCTCTATCTTGTGCCATATACAACAGCACAGATGAGTCCATTCCCCCACTAAGAGTCAGTACTAGTTTCTTTTTCATTAATTAAATCATCTAAACCATCTAAACCTAATTCATCAGGTGGCTCTTCTTCTTTATTACTATAAGACCACTCATCTTTAATTCGTTCTTCAAGTTTTGGAAGAATAGTCTCTTCCCAAAGTTTAACATCCTTCCTCCAATTCTTATAATAGCCTAGCTTAGTACCATCTTCAAGCTGATAAGTTGCTCCAGCTTGAACTACTGCACCAACACCAACGGCCAGATCAACTAATCCATAGTAGCGATCAAGTCCAGAAGCAAATGAAAGGTATATTTCACCTTCAAGGTACTGTTTAATAAATCTATTTTTACGCGTAAGGGCTCTAATAATAATTCCAGCGTATTTTTTCTGACCAACTGCCAATTCCCCATCAACAGTCTTACCGCCATCTGATTTCATTGGCTTGCGTGCTAGTTGAACTGTTACTGATGGAAGATAAATGCATGATTTACCACCTGGCATATTTTTTTCAATAGAAGGAAACAGAGCTGTTGGGTCATCATAGACATGATTAGTACATAGGATAGTGGTTTGTGTAACTGACCCTAAATTTGTACAAGTTTGCATTAATGTCTTCATTGCGCGCGCTTTTGTACCCATATCTGAACTAACACTGTCTTTACTCATCCGCGACAGTTCAAGCTCTGATTGAAGATTAGCTAGTGAGTCAATAGCTACAATAAACTTACCCTCTAGTCCCTTTTCTTTTACCACCATAAGGAACTTATACAGTGAATTACGAGTTTGTTCAATACTAGTACAAGGAACATATTTAACTTTGCTAATATCTAGCCCTAATCTTGCAGCTCCTTCCGGGTCAATAGCATTTTCAGTATCAAAGATAACAGGGACGAGCCCGTCCTCCTGGGCCTTGGCTAGAATTTTTTGGACAAAAAGCGACTTACCTGTCATCGACTCACCGGCAAGTACTGTTACTCTACCTTTAGGTATTCCGCCGTGAATTGAACCGGAAATAATTGCGTTTAGCACATAAGATCCTGTATCAATCCATGATCCAACGTGACTGAGTGAATTGTTATCTAAATAAGTTGCGAAGGGGTTTACTTTATCAATAGCATCCAATGCACTAGTAATATCTTTATCCATATAAAGTATTATATAATATACGTCCTTAAATTCAATAAAAAAAGCCCCTTTCGGGGCTTTTAAAAAAGGTGGGTGAGAGGATTTTCTGGTTACCTCCAACTTTCGGGTGGGCAAGATGCAGTTTCATCTTTTTCCCTACTTGTACTCCGTTCCCTTACACATAATAGTCAGTTGACCCTCCATGTAAGTTGCAGCCCCCTTAACACTCTTGCTTAAAATGTTTATTCAGGCACACCCGGGTTGGGCTAGCTAAGCCCATTTAATTGTTAAACTTTATATGTTTTAATATATTCTTCTTTCTTCCTACGAGGTACATCGACCTCAAGGACTCCATTGACATAAGTGAAATCAATCTTGTTAAGATCAAACTCTCTTCCAACTGAGAACGACCTATTATAGGTTTGTTCCTTTTCCCCGTCATGGGCTTTTACTTGACGCTTTGCCTTAATATAGACCTCGCGTTGATCGGTGTCAGTAGAAAGATCTAAATTCTCTTTTGTGACTCCTGGCAGATCAATTTGCACGCTTAGTGCATCTTCATCCGATGCAAATCGAACTTGATCTCCTGTTTTATATACTTCTTCCAACTGGTGGAAGACTGGTGTCAGATTGAAAAAACCATCAAAGGCTCTTTCGATTTCTGCGATTGGGTTGTGTGTGTACTTAGTTAGTTTCATAGTAAAATTATTTATTACACAATGCGTATTTTAGCAATTAATCATCAAAGAGCTTAATTACTTCTGGCTCTTCTGCTGAAGTTTCTTGAATAGGCGGCTGAGGATTATTGATATTTTCGTACTGAGTAATGATTCTCTCGTCTAGCTCAACATCAGACGTACTAATGGCTGCCTTATTAAAGGTCCAGTTGTTCTTGTCCTTATCCTTTAGGAACTCCATAAAGATATACGGAAACGATTGTACTTGTAATTGACCGGATTGGGAGTCTGGTTGTACGTGAATAATCACAGGGTTAAAAAGAGTAATGTTCTTAGTATCCTCTTTTGTGACTGAACCTACGACAGTCCGGCCGATGTGATCAATAATTGTCTTAATTGGTTTTTTGTCTGCCATAATAATATATTAAATTAAATTTGGTAATAGTCCACTATTTTTTTTGATAAACTAAAGTACTTGCCACCTTAATTGCCTCGTCAAGCGCTTCTTTCGCTTGTTTCGAGAGATATGTTGATTTATCAGATGCATGAGTAAGAGCATCTCTCATTATAAAAACTGATCTTCTAATTTTTTCAATCTCCGTGGAGTTAATAGTTCCGGTGCCATTATCTGCTCCTGTAATAATCTCCTTTAGAATAGCTAAAGTTTCTAAAATACCAGCGATCTTTCCTCTCTTCCACGCCGGGTGTGCGTTATGAGTATTATCGTCTTCTGGTCTATCTAAATATCCGCCGGGTTGTACTGCCATAGTAATCTTATTTACTAAACAAGTCAAAAAGTTCTACTGTAACATTCTCAGCCGGCTTACGAATATTCCAACCCACACAATCATAAAATCTCTGAATGCCTTGAAATAAAATCTTTTCAAACATTTTGTCATAATCAATTTTAAAAGTATCTTTAAACTCGGAAGGGTAATTATATTTAAATCCAATACTATTTAGCCCATACTTATTTGGTGTCTCCACGTACATATAACGAACCTTATCACCAGAACCTAATGATTCGTACTTGTTGCCAGTATTAAGTTTATCTAAAAGTAAGTTATAAAAATATGCAGACTTAACATGAATAGGCATACTTTTAACTGTATTAAATTCATTACAAGCAACCGCATATTTTTCATATCCTTTAACACCCATAACAAACGCAAGTTCTTCTGGACTTAGTTCCTTAAAAATATCATATGTTTTATTAAGCACTTTATTTGTCTTAGTTAAAGACTGTGTACTTAACATTGTTTCAATAATCTTTTTTGCATATGGCTTAATAGCATTAGGCATTGTTGTACGTACCACCTCAACACCTGTATATTTAAATTTATTTTCCTTAATACCTTCATCATCGAGAATATGCATTACATATCTTTTCTTTTGTAAAAATACACCTACATCTGCAATACACTCTCGCTTAAACACAAACCGGCTATCCTTTGACAGTAGAGATTTTTTAGCCCAGCTCTCAACACCGGTATTTAGATAATTTTCAATCTCTTGAATTTTGTCATGTGTATCTTGATGTATATCATCACCATCTAAAAACTTTAGACCTTTATCTACAAGCGGTGTAATAGAAACATATGATGAATCGGTATCATTGTATACAATGCATTGTTCTAATTCATGGTCGGTAATTGTGGGTATTTCCTTTTTAATAAACTCTTTAATAAGCTCATTCGAAAACTTAATTACTGCTTGACCTGTTAATGTCACCGATGATGCGATATCATCATCTCCAATAGGAGCGTTTTTATTACCCATATAACCATAACACGAGTTAATAAGAATCTTGATAACCATCTGAGATGTATTAAGTCGTTCGACCTCGTACTTAGCATCTGTATACTCCGGAGTATCTTTTTTAAGCTTTTTAAGCTTGGTTTTAGCTTTAAAGAGATCTTTCTTAATTTTTACGCGTTGATTGTAGTAGTACTCTAAGAACTCCGGTATAATACCTTTTTTCTTTTGCGTAAATAAAATCCCGGCTTTTGATAAGGCGCATTCCTCATCTTTAAGGAACTTCGCAAAAGCCGGTCTATCGAGTTCAAACACTTTACCAGTGACATGTCGAATAATAATTTTATTATCAGTTGTTTCCACTTTACCTACTTTTGTTTCAGGTGAAGTGTTAAGAGATATCATTACATTTGGATATAGTGAATTAGCGTCAAACGAAACAACATGATTTTTAAATCCTTGTTTAGGTTCTGCAACATAAGCACCAGGATTTTTACCTGTATCAGCATTTCGTACAAATGTTGAAATAATCTCACCTCGGTGCCTAGCCTTAATACAGAGAGCTCCATTAATCCCTTGAATGGTACCCATTGCCCCTTC